GTCCTGAACCTTCCACACGCCACCGGCGGTGACCAGCACCAGCACTCCAGCCAGCGCCAGTTTCAGCGTGACCGGGCTCATGGCACATCCTTGAAGAAGATGTGGTGGCCAAGCGCGAGTGTCTGCGTGGCGCCCTTCACCCAGGCCGGTGGCTTGGGCATGGTGGTCGCGTAGTAATGCGTGGCTCCGCCGGTGGGATCCGGCACCGTTCCATCGATCACCTGGTCAGCGGCTATCCGTGCCTGCGCCAGCTCGCGGAAAGGAATCGCCTCGGCGCCGCTCAGGGAAGCGAAGTTCGGGTCATTCTTGTTCCAGCAGCTGAACTGGTACGGCTTCTGGCACACGCCGGCATAGCCCTCCCCCCACCACGACTTGGCCTTGCCGTCGTTCACGCGGTTGCGGATGGTCCAGGCCACGGCGATCTGGCCGGCCAGCGCTTCGCCGCGGGCCTCGCCCCACAACGTGCGAGCAAGGATGTCGCGGTCTTTTTCGGAAACGGTCATCACTTTTCTCCAGGCAAAAAAATCCCGCTCGATGGCGGGTTGCGTTTGAATCTATTGATTCAGGCTTCGACAGTAGGCTCTTCACCAGGTGGAGACACCTCGTCGGAAATTTCAGAAACTTTCACGGGATCAGGGGTTGGTACCAGGATGTGCAAGGTGATCATGTGCTTCAGGTCGTAGGGCTGGCCGTCCTTTGTCACAGTCACCAGTAGTTCCCCGTCGGCAAAAACGGTCTCAACATCAGCGCGGTTATCGACCTGATTGACCGTATAGCCCCAGCCCTCGTCGACGGGGGGGAAAGGCACCATGCCCAGGCACCCGGTAACTTTGTAAACGCCCTTCGAGATTCGCGAAGAAGTCACTGGCGTGTCGCCCTGAGTAACAAAGTCGTAAGTGGCACCAGTCGTGCCCAGAATGTTAATCGCAGCTCTTGTCATAATCAGATCGCCTTCAATGTGCCGTCAGCGGCACGCGTGGTGTTGCCATCGTGGTAGATCTTGCGCCAAGCAGAAAAACCCGCTGAACCAGATAGACAACGAAACCCCATTTCCGAAGTTGCGTAATCAACAGCGATTTGGCCGCCGTAGTTAGCGCCGCCACTGAACAATGCCGACAGTTCGATAAGCGCCCCAAACCCTGTACCAAACGTCGGGCGCCCCTGTGTTGTGCTGGCGTATCGATAGAAACCAGTGGAATAGATTTCTACGCCCGAAGCATCACTCAAGAGCGGTAGCCCAGGATTGAATTGGGTCCCCAGACCGAATCCGCCAACTGGCATTGCATTGCCGGCGGCAGTACCGAGATTTACGTTAGACGCAGTGCCAAGTAATGCTTGGCGCGCATACAATTCATCAAAATTGCTCTGAGCTTTAGTAAATGCGCTCCGCGGCGTATCCCCGCCGACTCCGCTCGGTGAAGTACCGAGCAGTATCGTCTGCTTAGCCATTTTATCGTCCTCAATTTTAAGTGAACCCCGTACTGGGGCGGGATGCAAACGCTGGTTTAAACACTGATCTTGGCGAATACCGCTGGCATGAAAAATGCGAACGGGTTGCTAAATCCATCCGTCACGGCGTAGAGCGCACCGGCATTGAAGTCCCACAATGTTTTAACCATTCTTCCGGAATACGAACCCGTCAGCATGTTCATGCCGAAGGTATTAATCAGCAGGTATTCGTTTTCTGGAAAGTTGAACGGCACACTATAAAAAATTCGGGTGCTACCGGTTGCCGAGGTTTCATAGCGCAAATAGTTCCAGTTCTGGAACGACCTGGTAAACAGCGCCGCCGGTGTTCCCGAATCGAACAACAGCTTGGTCGTCCCATCCCATAAGCGAAGGCCGAACTGCGACACCGGTTGCGCGCCAAACGTGGCCGCGAAGTAGCGCCCGTTCGGTTGGTTGGTGTTGACGTCATAGGCCCGCACATAAAACCCAGTCCAGTTACCGGCCGAGCCGATCACCTGCATAGCCGTCAGCCCGGCAGTGCCGCCAGTGTCGGGCCGGCAGAACACCAGCGGCGGTTCAGCACTGGTAATCACCCTGGGAAAATTCGTCACCGAACCCAGCCCTGATTCCTGCGTCGGCGCATAGCGGCCGCTGCAGATCACAGTGAGGCGAGCAAACTCGGAGTCGATCACCACCTGATTGTTGTTGTTGATAAAACTCAGTCCGTAACTCATCAGGCAAACCGTATGACCATCAAACGCATGGTCCCGCTGGTGGATAGGCTGGCGGCGTACGTGCGCGTGTGGTTGTACACCCGCGCCACTCCCGACAGCATTTCAGTTTCAAACTGCCGAGCGCTGCCTTCGTCATAGGGGCCCACAGGAATCACGATCGCCACCGAGTTTGTTGCGTCACTACCCGGCACCGAAAAATCCTGATTCGCCTTGCCGGCCGCTGGAAAAGTCACCAGTGTCGACATCACCACACGCATGGTGAATGCGTTTTCATCCATCTGAAGCGCCCCATCAGCGCCCCATATCTTCATCCCGAAACTCATGCCGATAGATCCCCCAGCTGCACCCGCAGCACCCCGTTAGCGTCCCAGACCTTTACGGCCCGATTAGTGACCTGCACCCGGCCTTGGCCAGCAACCGTTGAGTTCAATTCCATGCCGCCAGCCTTGCTCAGCTTCCAGCCCGTGCTGTTGGCCACGTAGTTATCCGATTGAATGTTGTCGCTGATCTTGCCGAACGACAGCGACAGGTCTTGGATAAAGGCCGAACGGATGAACACTTGTCCGCCCGTCACGGCAAACGGCGAAGACAGCGTGCCGTTGATGCCATTGACCACGGCGAACGTATCCGCACTGACCAAGAAAGTACTTTGCAAGCCAGCCGGGCCGTTCTCGATACCCAGGCCGATACCGGCCGCCACATACTGGCCTTGGGCATTGACCTGCATTTTCACGGTCCACATCGTACCGAGCTTGCCATCCGTGGACGCTCGCGCGGTAGTTTCTGTCTGGACTGCCGCACTAACCTCGCCAACAGAAGCGGTGACGTCATCGATTCGCTGACCCAGCGCAACACCGTCTTCAATCCGCGCCGACTGCTCGGACCAAACGCCGACAAAGCTGGCGGTCGAACCGGCATAGCCGCTCTCGTCACCCGCAAGCACCGGATTGACCTGAACATAGATGCCATCCAGCTTGTTCGCCTGGGCGGTAATCTGGGTCTCGGTCGCGGTGACCCGAGTGGTCAGGCTGCTGACCGCCGAGGCATCGGCCTTGGTGTTGGCCACGGATAAGGCGCTGGCTGCCGCCGCCGCCGCATCGGTCGCCACCTTGTCGGTCACCGCCACCCACGCCGAACCGGTCCAGCGCTTCGGTGTGTTGGCCCCGCCGGTGATGTCGATCCACAGGTTTTGCGCCAGCTGATCGGCCGCCGCCGGCGCCGCCGTCTGCACCAGCACCTTGCCCTTGCCACCGGCCAAGGTGTTCGCCGCATTCGCCGCGGTTTGCGCGGCGGTCACGTTAGTGTTGGTGGTGGTCAGGCTGTTGGACAGCGACGTAATGCTGCTGCCCTGACTGGTCAGGGTCGCGCCTTGCTGTGTCACCGACGAATCCAGCAACGACAACGCGGCCGAGGTCGCGTCGATCTGCACCTGATCCGTGACGTCTTCAATGGTGAAATAGTCCAGCGCCACCACACCGCCGAGGTTGTTGTATCCGGCAATCAACATCGGCGAGATGTAACGAGAACCCACCCTAAGCGCCTTCGGATTGGCAACGGTGCCCGCTCCCGATCCGCCAGTACCCGTGGTATGCCCTTTTACATACGTGACCAGCTCGGTCCATTCCCCCACAGCCAACACTTTCGCCGACGCCACCACGTAATGCGACGAGCTCGACGAGTTCGCACCATTCGTGTTGATCCGGGTAATTCCGTCATCGGCGAAACAGTCTAGCCCTGCATAGAACTGAGGGGCTGTCCCAGCTCGGACGGACACCTGCTGCACACGGACCGACAGTTTGTATAACCGATTCGGATCAAACCGAATCTTTTTATTGGTCGCCCCCCACCAGTTCGCCGCCGTCTGGATGTCGAGTGTGAGGGTGGCCCCGCTAATGTTCCCCGCCACATTCGACAACAATTCAACGGCCCCTGTGGCCGCGGTTGTTTTGGCCCAGGTGTCCACGGCCAACCCGTTAAACAGGCTTTGGTAAACACTGGTCGGCGAGTTATCGCCCACACGCGTCAGCGTGTTATCGATCCGGGTCAGGCTACTGCCCTGCGAAGTAATCACCCCTTCGGCGCTGCTCACCCGTGAATCCAATGCACTGACTGCCGAGGCGTCGGCCTTGGTGTTGGCCACCGACAGGGCGTTGGCTGCCGCTGCCGCCGCATCGGTCGCCACCTTGTCGGTCACTGCCGCCCACGCCGAGCCGGTCCAGCGCTTCGGCGTGTTCGCCCCGCCGGTGATGTCGATCCACAGGTTCTGTACCAGCTGATCGGCCGCCGCCGGTGCCGCCGTCTGCACCAGCACCTTGCCCTTGCCACCAGCCAGGGTGTTCGCCGCGTTCGCCGCGGTTTGCGCAGCGGTCACGTTGGTGTTGGTGGTCGTCAGGCTGTTGTTCAGCCCGGTGATCGCCGAACCCTGGCTGCTGATCGTTCCTTCTGCCGATTCCATACGGGTGGTCAAGCTGTTGACCGCCGAGGCATCGGCCTTGCCTGGCAGTGCGTTTTGCAGGCCTGTGATTGCGGTGCCTTGAGAGGTATTCACCCCCTCGGCTGCAGTCACTCGGGTCGTCAGCGCAGTCACGGCCGAGGCATCAGCCTTACCGGTCAGCGTCGACGACACCGTGTCGATGCGCGAGCCCAGTGCCGTGTCAGCATTGGCTCGAACCGTGGCTTCGCCAGTCACTGCGGCGCTCGCACTATTCCTGTCAGTGGTTGCGGTTGCCACGACTGTATCAATGCGGGTGCCCAGCGCGCTGTCTGCGCTGGTTCTGGCCGTGATTTCGGTACCGATGGCCGCCAGATTACTGGCTGTACCGGCCGCGACGGTGTCGATGCGAGTCCCGAGTGCTGAGTCGGCATCGGTCCGAGCGGTGATTTCGGTCTGGATAGCTGCGGCATTGCTGCCAGTGGATGCCGTGACCGTATCGATGCGAGTGCTTAGGGCTGAGTCAGCCGAGGAGCGCGTGTTCGCCTCGCTAGTTATTGCTGCGGCACGCGCCTGAGCCTCGGCAAGAACTGCAGCCGCCCGATCTGTAGCTTCCTGGGTGATTTTGCCGGCGTTCGCCAGATCTTCAGCAACCCGAGCTTGTGCCTCGGACAGCACCGCGGCTGCCCGGTCTGTGACTTCCTTGCTGATGGCATTAGCGTTCACCAGGTCAGCAGCTGCGCGCGCCACAGCTTCCGACGCAACCCTTTGCGCAACAGAACCGACCAGCGTTGGCGGGCCATCGATCAGCTCGATACGCTCAAGCAGGGTTTGGCCTAGCTCGGTCTCGCTGATTTGGCCAGCTATCTGATCAAGGATCGGCCCAGCATCTGCACTGGCCTGGCCCATCACCCCGTTGCCGACGGGATAGGATGGACCGATGTTCCCGGTTCGGTCCACCAAGCGCGCCCAGAAGAAGAATTTGGCACCCGCCAGCAGGCTCTGCATGGCGTAGTCGCTTTGCGGGTAAGCCAGATCTGCCAGCTTGGTAGCTGCGGCTAGATTGTTGGCCGGGCCATACCAGATCTCCGTACGTTGGGTGTCCTCGGCGCCAGCCGGGAAACCCCACTTGAGGCCAATGCCGAATAACAACGGTGTCGCGGTCAAAAAGGACACCGCCGGCGGCAGACCCGATTTGCCCTTGAGGTTGGTCAGGATCGAGTTGCGCCAGATCGACGAAATGTCGAAAGCACTCACCGCGCGGACGCGGGCCACATAGGCGCCAGCATAGATACCGACCACGTCGACACTGGTCATCCCGGTGCGCTGCAGCTTGATCCAGTTGCCACTGTCCTTGCGCCACTCCACGTCATACCCGACCGCGCCGTTCACCGCCGGCCAGGTGATCGTCATGGTAGCAACGGCGATGCCTTGGGAGACCACTGAGCTTGCGGTCAGGGTGACGCTGGTCGGCGCCGGTACCACGGTGATCGGAATCACACTGATGGGCCGCTCTTCCAGGCGGGCACCGGTGTCGATGTGCGCGAACTTGCTCGGGTCGTACTGAACGGCCGAGATCTCAAACACGCCCGGCTCGGGACGGGATACGCTGGTCACCCGGTACAGCGGCACCGCCAAATCGTCAGCGTCGAGCGCCCATACCAGCTCGCGCTCCGGTACCACCGAATACGCGACAGTGACGGTCACCACTCGGCCTGCCACGGTCTGCACGGTGCGCCCTTCGCACTTCCCATTGGGCAGGTTCAGGATCAGTCGGTCGCCGGCCTTGGCTTGAGTGTCGCGGTCTAGGGTGATGGTGCGACCAGCAACTGCGGAGATTCGCCCGCCAATCGCACGCCCTGCCAACAGTTCGTCGGCCACCGGGATGACGTACCCAGGCAGCGGGATGCGACCATCCAAACCAACCTTGAACGAAATCCCGCGATCCTTGGAGTTTGTCAGCAGCGCCCACTTGCCGCGGCGCTGCGCCTCCGACTCACGGGTACAGCCTATCGCGCTGACCTCCAGCGGGTTGTCGCCGTAACGCCGCTGAAGCTTGGCGTCGGTCACGGCGGTGACGTCCGTGTCGTAGTTGTTCGCTGGATTGTCGTAGCTGATCAGGGCTCGGCTGTACCGGGTGCGCTCCGAAGCGCTCGAGTAAGTGAACTTGCCGTCGATGACGTTCGCCCGGGTGTAGGCAAAGTCGAAGTCGGTCGCGCGCGGCATGTCGGAAAAGCTGAACAGCTGCCCCTGTGCCCAGTAGGTCATGCCGCGATAAATCGCCGAGATGTCGCGCAGCAGCGACCAGGCGTCAGCCTTGCCCTGCAGGTTGAGGTTGCAGATGAAGCGCGGCTCTTGCCCGCCCTTGCCGTCCGGTACCAGTTGATCGCAATACTGAGCAATCCGGTACAGCTCCCACTTGTCGACCATCCATGGCTTGATCCGACGGCCCAGGCCAAAACGGTCGGAAGTCGTGATGTCGTAGGTCATCCAGGCCGCATTATCAGTCCACGCCTGCTTGAACGTGCCGTCCCAGATGCCGGTGTAAGACCGGGTTTCCGGGTTGTAATTGCTCGGCACCGACATCTTCTTCAGCTTGGTGTCAACAGTAACCGCCGGAATACTGCGGAACTGCTCGGCGGAGAATTCGATGTAGAGCAGCGCAGTGTTTGGGTACCGAAGCTTGGCGTCGATGACTTCGGTGAAGCCGGCGATCTGCATGGTGTCGGCGATTTTGTTGTTGTTCTGGTTGGGCGTGATGCGAGTGACACGCATCAGCCAGCCACTGGTAGCTGCCGGCAAATCGATGCGCCGCGTGCGTTCATAGGTACTGGTGGTCTTGCCGTCCACTGCCTCGCTCAGCACTTGCTGATAGGCGCCGCCGTCGGTGGCGAGCTCGACCTTGTACTCGATCCGGTAGCCGTTCACGTTACCGCTGGCATCAACCGATTGCAGCGCAGGCCAGGCGAAACGCAGGCGCACGGCCGACAGTTCGGTATTGCTGATAGCCCGCACATAAGGCGTGCCGCTGCGCAGCTCGATACCCAGGGCAGTTTCATTCTCTACCGACGGAATGCCTTGGATGTAGCCTTGCTCAATAGAACCGTTGCGGTACTCCCACTTCACGTTTGGGAAGTTCATGTTGCCTTGGGGATCTTGCAGCGGCGTGTTGTCCAGGTAGATGTCCTGCGCGGTTGGATTGCCAGCGAACTCGCCCTCTCCCATCGCGATCAGGATCTTGGCCATGGCCACTGAGCGCAGGCTGTCGGGCGCCTCAATCGGCGTCTTCGGTTTATCCGATCCGCCCTTGGCGCCGTAAATATCAAGCTGCTGTGCTGCGCTCATGCTTTTCTCCAGGCAATAAAAAACCGCCTCATGGGCGGCTGCGTGTTCGACGGTTTGGCTACATCTGGTCTTCGGCGTAAATCGCGGCGCTGATGATTGCTCCGCCTACCCGGCGCTTGCCGTAACAGAGCGGGACGGGGTTACCGGATGCGGTGGTGTTCTTCGCGCTGCCGAAGGCATAGCCGGGGGTGTTCTCGGGTGCGGCGCTGGTCTTCAGGCCCTTTGGTTGTGGGCTGAGCATTTGGATTACGCCACCAGCAGTCAGCGCAATGCCACCGCTGAGCATGGCCCCACTCGCAGCTACCGCTGCAGGTGTACTGCCGGGCACGAAGAATGACGCAGCAATCATTGCCACACCGACGATTGTCTGCAGCAAACCGGCCCGTTTACTGCCAGTAATTACTGGAGCGATGCGAATTTCCCCGGTTCCGCTGTAACCCAGCTCTTGCTCTTCCAGATTTTTCGAACCACGGAAGACTGCGAACTCAATGCCTCTAGATTTTGCATTGGAAATAAAACGCTCAAAGCCTGGGATCTGGACGCAAAGCGCCTTGATCGCCTCAGCGGGAGTTCTGACCGATAGTCTGAACTCCCGGCCAAACTGCCTGAGGGCTCCATAGAGTTTTACTGTTGTGAGTGGCTGATAATCGATCGCGACGATTGGCATTTTTTCTCCCGCCCATAAAAAAACCGCCCGAGGGCGGCATTGTTTTACTGATTGCTCATATGCATTTTTTAACCGCATCTGAGACATCGCCTCTACCAACCTGCACCCAAGCGATGCGCTGGAAGTGACGGACAGATGCGCCAGTGGTTGTCTTTTCGACTTCGAGGAGTTCATCAGTCTGCCCAACGCCAGGATTGGACATAACCAATCGATAACCGTCTTCAGTCTCAGTCATCGTCGAACCAGCGTTCGAATCTTGCCACTTTGGTAAGACGCAAAGCGCATATTGCTTGGGCGACTTCTTTGTCGCTGAAGAAAATACGGGGCTACCTGATTTCAAATCAGAAGGCGTTGTACACCCCGCCAGCAACACAAAAGCCACAGCCCCTACGAACAATTTCATGTCGTTCCCTCATTGAGATTTGGCGAAACTCTATCACCAACGAGGGAGCAACACGAAAGCCCCGCATGAACGGGGTTCTTCGTAGATCAGGGGTAGGCCGTCCCTGGCTGTCGCGCCTCAACCTTCGCTGAGAATCTCCCGGAAACGGTCGACTGCTGCACTGTTGTAGAAAAAGGTCTCGCACTGCCGATCGCTGTACTTCGACTTGTCGAGACGAAGCTCGCCGTATTGATCCGTTTTAAGGCCATGCTGATTCGCAAGGCGACCAATTTTTTGCGCACTTACCCCGAACAATGCGCCAACCTCACCCGCCAGCTTCAAGCTTTCCTCCACTCGGGGCAGTGGTATCAACCTCTGACCGAATGCCAGTTCGCTGATGTGACTCAGTAGCGCCTGCTTGCTGATGTCGCCGAGGTTGGGCAGATGCGCCAGTGCCAGCTTGCCGAACTCGACAGCGGAATCATTTGCTGCTGGCAACTGAGAGCGAGGATTTACGGCATGCCCGTCGTTCCAGTATTGCCAGAGGGCGTCGTCGCACTCGTTTTGGTATTCAATCAGCCGATCACGTACCAGCGCAGAGACTTTTGCGACACTTACTGACTGCATCCAGCCTGGAAGTTTTCGAAGCGGCAAGCAACCAGCATCCTGCTCACCACCCTGCGAAGGTATAGGGATAAGCCTATACCCCCACCGAGCTTCGTTATTCTTCAGCTTGGCCTGTTGAGTTGCCCAGTCCAGGCCAATACCGTTAACAATGGATTTCATCGGAACATACGGCTGACCGTCGTGCTCAACCAATGAAAGATTCACGCCGTGAAATGGCACCGTCATCAGCGCGCTCATGCTGCATCCCTCAATTCCACTGCATAGCGAGTCGGTTGCTGCACAGCGTTGCCGAGCCCGATCAAGAACGAATTCAGTTGGCCCAGCCTGTTGCGCAGGCTGCGGACCTCAAACCAAGCACCATCGATTTCGTAACCCGCATCGCGCAGCTCGCAAAGGATCTTCTCGCACAGCGACAGATCCTGAGGCCGCGAGCAAAGGTCCTGCATGCTGACATCGAGCCATGCGCGGCCATTGCCGCGATCTTCGAGCATTTCCGGCCGGCGGTTAGTGAGCTCTTCCAGTGGGAAGTGGATGCTCAGGCGGTCGGACGCTGGTTCGCGAGCGATGTACTCGCCTTCAATCGCGTAGCTTGCGACGAAGTTGGCGGCAGCATCGAATTGAGCGATCGGGATCAACTCAATTCGAGGAACACCGAAGCAAGCATGTACAGCTGACGCCAACTTGGCGGTCGCACTGCGTTGATGTTCGGCATCCAACTTGGCAACACGGCAGCGCATGACGTTACTCAGTCGCAGAGCTCCCGCCTTGCCAAGTAGATCATCAACCATCGGAGTCATCACACCTTTGGAGTCTTCGTAGTGACCTTGCTTGCGGATGGCCGGGAGGACTTCAGAGGTAACCCATTTGCGAAACGCATGAGGCTTGCTGCCTTTCTTTACAGCGTCACGACTGCGAAGGATTAAAGTGTAGAGACCAGACTCGTTGACGATATTGGCGTCGCCTTGACGACCTATGTTGAACATAGATCGCTCGTCATCATCCAATGCCTGCATGGCCTGGGTGGTGTTTACCACCTCCAGCACACGGCATACATCAGATGCAACGAACCACGGCTCGCCATCAATGGTAACTGCACGGACGCTGTGCCCACGAAAATCGAACGGGATGACATTGGATACTGCTGTGCTATTATTCGACATGACGTTTTTCCTAGTACGTTGAACGTTCTCCGAAGCCCTGACGACTCTCACCTCGTCGGGGCTTCTTCGTTTCAGACTGCTACATGCTTGCTTCGCATCTCTCGCCACTTCAACCCCTCCTCAATAAGAAGGCCTAGCTCAGCGTTTAGACTGCGTCGATTTTTGCTCGCCTCTCCTTTCGCTTCCTCTTTTACCTCTTCGTCTAAGCGAAGCGGGAAAGGTGACGCTCTTCTTATGCTCTGCATGATCTCTCTCTCTCTGCCCTTTGTGGATTCATAATGCATCCACGCGGATTTTGACGTCAAGTGGATTCTTGAATCTTTGTGATTCCACCTCCACAATCCGTGGAAACTTACACGGCGCCAAACCTCCCATGTCAGACCGTCACGTCTTACCTCCCTACTCGCTACGGATGACCGCCGAGTTGCGAGAAATGCTGGAGTCTGCAGCGAAGAAGAAAAAACGCAGCCTTAACGCCGAGATAATTACGCGGCTGGAGTACACCGAGCTCCTAGATCGAGAAATGAGAAACCGTACAGAGAGTGATTACGACTACTCAGACGTCCTCAGTTGGATAGCATCTTTGGAAAGTGAGAATAGAGAGCATCTTGAAGAGCTGGAGGAGTATCGACGCAATCCAACGGTGCTTGAGGGGGCGGATATCGTTCAGGCCATAATGGCGAAAATTAGCTCTCGCCAAATGGGCTTGCTTGACGCTCTAGTATTTGAGCAACGCTTCATGCGTTTACGACGCCCTGGCTCAACCCATGAGGCGATCGACCAGCTACTAACATGCATAGCGACACTAAATCGAATCCAATCAGTCGTTCTAGCTGTGCGCAATGGTGACGCAAACCATAGCGCGCTAAGCGTCGTTATCAAAACAGATCAATTGACCTTGGTTTCAGACGAAACACTCCTCACCGTGGAGAGGCCTCCGAGAGAAAGCGAGGTTCGAGATTTCATTCAATCGCTCGATTCTCTAGGGCTGTTAGACGGTCCTACGCGATTTCAAACTCAACGAGTTCCACCATCAAATCATCTCTCTGCAGAGGAGGCCTCCAAAGCGTTAGAGTCAGGAGAACTAAAACCTCTTGGATTGGAAACCCTTCAAGAGTTTCTTGCACTTTTCCATCCAAGGCCCGTGCAATATGAAAAGCACGAGTTGCTCGAATTCTTGGCAGACGAACAACTCTCTCGGAACTGAAAGGGTCGGCCCCCATCCGAGCTATTCGTGCTTCACCATTAGGCGCCTAGGGTCTGGGCGATGAGTGAAATGAGCAAGTTAGAGACTACTTACGACTAAGTCTGCCCCTAACAGCCCGCCCCCGTCCGGGCCTTGACCAACATACGCAAGGATGCGAACGATGATTTCCCTCAAAAAAAACCTTTCCAAAGGCCTCATAGCGGTAGTCGCCGCGGTTGGCGGCGCTTGCCTTGAAGCCACAACCGACATAATCAAGAAGAACTTCGAGCCCGTACTTATTGGCACCAGGAACACATTTGAGGACTGGTTAGATCCGCTTCCGTCTGATGCACTGATTGGCATTACTCTAGAGACGTACATGCCTTCTGCATCGGGCGATGAGCCATCGGCAGAAGCCGTATCGGCAACAATCCCGGCTAAGAGCTGCCGCAAACCCGACGGGCACGACATCATTCGTACCTTTGATGATTCGCCGAATGGGCACCGCACGAATGCAGTGATGATGATTCACTGCAGACCATCTGGACGAGTCTCGGTGAGTCTCGCTCCGCAAAGTGGTGAGATTGTGCTGGTCTACGAAGGACGCTTCAAGGATGGTGAAAAAGCGGGCTTCCCTGGGGTGCCTGGTAGCTACTACGCCGGCATCTTGACTATGCACCGACTAGATGCAGTGGAACCGAGTGGCCCTTGGGTTCCAGTCAATGAATGTCAAGTCGACAACAGTTGTGACTCTAAAGATTTTTCCGTCAATTAAATCCCAGACGTACCGACTGCAGCTTTGTGTATATGACCTCGGGCAAGCCAGGATGCTATTCAGAGCTTCAGAACTGAGGCCTGTTACACCTTTTCAACTCGGAGAACGATATGGCAGAAACCACCCTCAGCTTCAAATACCTACGGTGCACGAAGAAACTTGATGGGACGATTGATCGATACCTCCTAGAGGTGACCGACACTCGTGACGGCACGACTGAAGACATCTCAGTCGAGGCTAAGCACCTTACTTCTGCCCACAGCATGAAGAGGATCCTACTGGGCAGGAAGATGTTCTACTCCGCAACACAGAGCAAACACGAGAAAATGCTCGTTGAGATGTTCGAAAGCCTGTCTGAAGTGATTTAAAAAAACCTGCGCTAGTTGGGTTCAGGCTCTACTTGCGTCACTCACATTTCAAAAAACCAGCCCTGATGTAGAACACCCCGCCAGCAGCGTCACCGCCATCGAGCCTATCAAAATCCGCATGATTCTTCCTCGTCCTGAAAAAAGACGACTTTAGCACTGGGGCATATTACGAAGAAGCTCAATGGGCTCGGCATCGTCTCTATAGCAACCTATATAGGCTCGTAGTAAATACTGTCTAGAAGTGCTGCCCGATTATCCCAAATACGCCCTTCCAACTTCCCTCGCGGTCTAGCTTGTAACCACCAAGAACTACTCTGCATCGGTATGACAATCCGCTCCCAATAGTTTTCAAGGCCCAGCGTCGTGTGCGCGACACCGAATGCGTCGCATATACCACGACGATTTGCGTTGTTCACACCAACGAAGAAATCTGGTCGTTTCATCACTAAAAGCCGAGACGCAGTCGCAACGCCACCTTTATGTGTTTTGTTCCGAAACGCTCGATTGAAATCCTGAACGAAAGCCTGAAACTGTTCCTCTGATACATCTCCCTCGACCGGAATATGGTCAAGTGCGGCCGAAAGTAATCGAGGAGATCGATTGACCAAGTTCTTAAAATCCCCCTGACCAACCATGTTTCCAAACCAAGCCCAATCAAGATCGCCCAGCCGATCCTCTTTGCTCCCATAAGTGCCTGTGATGGCTTTACGTTCCAAAAGAGTCATTTCTGCAAAAGTGACATCTTGAACAAATAACGATGCTGCTTGCTCAAGAATGGCAAGCCGCCCGTCTAGATTGTGGTTGCCATCGGCGTTAACACCCTCAACAAATTTTGCCCATGTGAGATCCAGTGGGGATATCTTGGCAGCAGGTCGCGGTTTCTTAAGACGATTGAATTTTTCCAACTCGGCGAGTTTGGCTTTGTTAGCTAAATACTGTGCTTCGTAGGAAAAAAGAAAGTCATCCTCGCTGATGCGTTCCGCAGAGTCCCAGCTCGAATCAATGAACGACTTCAAGTCAGCAAGGACCTCACTACCCGCATCACCTTGGAGTAGCACGCTGACTTCTACGTTCCTGCCACCAAACGCTCCCCCAGTTAGATTGTGGCTCCCCACGACTGCGGCTATCCCCTTAGGCATTTCAAACAGATAAATTTTGGGGTGGAAAAGGCGGCCGCTTGGAGGAAGACAGCGCGCGCCTGCAAATGGCATGAAGCGCCGCAGCACTGCAGGATCAGTCTGGTACATGTGTGTGCCGATGACGACCGACCTGAGCTTTTCTGTGGAACCCAGCATGGCGTCAACCACTTTATTTGCGCCTGCCCACGCCACAGCGACGTCATATTGGGTGCATTGCTGTACTAATCGTTTGAGCGTATGAGTCGCCTCCCGCTCTGTGAGCATGCTCACTTGCATTATGAATCCCTTCTGTTATCAGGCGGTGACTAGCAACATCAATCGGTATGCATTGAAACTGAGACCGAGCAACCTGTCCACAAATCCAATGTGGACAAATTTCCAGTCACGCCCCCTCCTCCCAGGCTCCTTCAGCGCTAGTCAAGGCATGTCGGCTGCTCTTGGGTGGGGAGAAACGAAAAAGCCCAGCTGGTGGGCTGGACTTTTTATCCTGAATGATTGCTATCGACCAAGGCTGACGACTATAGAGTCTCTCTACCAACTTAAACGTAAAGGCTCTAACTCGATCTCCCATTGATCTCGGGGAATATGGTAGAAGATGCCACAATTTTCAATACGCACGAAATAGGCAGAGAACCATGCATGGAAAATATAGCCCAGCAAAACTCTTGCCAGCACTACGTTTATTCATAGACGCAAGAAATGAAGCCATCGCTGCTGGCTTTACTGATAATGGCGGAGCAATCCATTCAGTAGAGCGAATACTCGACATACTTTGCCAGCGCGTAAAATATCCGCACCTTAAACATATCAACAACCTGAAGAAACATGCAGAAGCCGAATGCAGTGTCGACGCTCATCACGCCCGACTGCGTGGCGAAAGGGTCTTGATTGAGCATGTAATGCCACAACGAGCTTTTGCGCAAGAAGTGATCCGGCTTGTGACCAGCGGCACCACAGACGTGGAGGTTATTTCCTTCATTCAGAAAAATTATCGACTAGTGCTTTTAACCCCGCAGGAAACAATGGCGCT